GCGAGACGCACATGCGCCCGAATTGCGTTGCCCGAAAGAATCAATGACATTACATAGACAGACCGAAGGGTGATATGACGACACGAGGACGCAAACCGAAGCCGGCGGCGCTCCGATTGGTGGAGGGCAAGCCGGGACATCGGGTGATCCCCGAGGAGGTCGAGTATCCACCGGGCTGGCCGCCCCGTCCCGAGTGGCTGAGTCGGGAAGCGGTCGAGCACTGGGACTTCCTGATGAGCCAGATGGAGCGTGCCGGGGTTGTGTCCTTGATCGATGCTGGACTCCTGGCCGGGCTCTGCGACTGTTATGCCAGGGCAGTCAAATCGGCCATCCGGGCGCAGAACGACACGGGTCAGGAGGCGCGGGCTGGCAAGGCATGGGATGACTATCGGAAATACTGTGCTGTGTTCGGGATCGGGCCGGCCGAACGGTCACGGGTGAAAGGATCGCATGGGAGCGAAGGCTCGGCGAGTGACGAGTTCTTCCGCCCGGCAGCCAAGCACGGCTAGTCTGCGGCGGATTCGGCACGGCACGAAAGGGCCGGCCGGCACCTGGTTCGATGCGCGGGAGGCCGATCGGGTCGTCCGGTTCATCGAGACCTTGTGCCGGCACGCGAAAGGGGAATGGGCGGGTCAACTCCTCAAACTCGAGCGATGGCAGAAGGAACGGATTATTCGGCCCCTGTTCGGCTGGAAACGCCCGGACGGCACCCGGCGGTACCGGAAAGCCTACATCGAGGTGGCGCGGAAGAATGCGAAATCAACCCTTGGCGCGGCCCTCGCCGTCTACCTTACGACGTCGGATGGTGAGGATGGGGCGGAGGTCTATTCGGCGGCGGCTGATCGGGACCAGGCGGCGATCATCTTTGAGATTGCGCGGTTCATGGTCGAACACGAACCGGCCCTCTCGGATCGCTGCCGTGTCTTTCGTCGGAGTATCGTGTATCCGGCAACGGCCTCCCGGTACGAAGTGCTCTCCGCGGATGTACCGACGAAACACGGGAAGAACGCGCACGCGATCCTGTTTGACGAGCTCCACGCCCAGCCGAACCGGGAACTCTACGACGTGCTGAATACCTCGACCGGGGCTAGACGGCAGCCGCTCATGGTGATGATGACAACGGCCGGATTCGACCGGAATAGCGTGTGTTGGGAGACCCATGACTATGCCCAAAAGGTACTCGACGGCACGGTCGATGATCCGTACTTCCTGCCTGTGATCTACGCCGCCGACCGCGAGGACGATTGGACCGACCCGCGGGTCTGGGCGAAAGCTAACCCCAACATGGGCGTGTCGATCAAGCGCCAGTACCTGGTCGAGGAGTGCAAGCGGGCACAGGAATCGCCAGCCTACGAAAACACGTTCCGGCGGCTGCACCTGAACCAGTGGACCGAGCAATCCGTGCGCTGGATGCCGATGGAGGATTGGCGGGCCTGTGGCGCGGCCGTATCCGAGGCGGCGCTCCTGGGACGGCCCTGCTACACCGGCCTCGACCTGGCAAGCACGATGGACCTGACGGCGATGGTGCATGTCTTCCCGGACGACGCTGGTGGGTACGATATCCTGCCGCGGTTCTGGGTACCCGAGGAAACCCTCGAGGCCCGCACGCAGCGCGATCTCGGGCTCTATCGGCAATGGGTCGCCGCGGGCTGGCTTCGCACGACGCCCGGAAACGTCACCGATTACGGTTTCATCCGGCGCGACCTGCTCGAGGATGCGAGCAAGTTCCAGATTCAGCAGATCGGCTACGATCCCTGGAACGCTACCCAGACGGCAATCGAGCTCTCCGAGGGGGACGGGTTGCCGATGGTCGAGGTCCGGCAGGGGTGGCGCAGCATGAATGAGCCGCTGAAAGAATTGCTCCGGTTGGTGCGTAGCCGGCAGATCCGCCACGGGGCGCACCCGGTCCTCGACTGGATGGCCGGGAATATGGTCGTGAAGACGGACCCGTCCGGGAACATCCGGCCGGACAAACAGAAGAGCACGGAGAAGATCGACGGCATGGTTGCCCTGACGATGGCCCTGGGGCGGTCGATGGCAACCGGCGATCAGCGGTCCATCTACGAAGCCGAGGAGTTGCTCGTCCTATGACAAACGACGTCCTGTTGGTAGTCGGTGGGGTCTGCCTGGTGATCGGGGCGGCGCTCCTCGCTCCCGCGTTCGGGTTTCTGATGGCCGGCGTCGTGTTGATTGGTGTGGCCGTGTTACGGGTGATCGCCGATCACCCATCTGAGAAGAAAGGAACCACCTGATGCCAGTCCTAGCGCGAGCGTTGGCTCCGGTCCTGGACCGGCGCAGTACCCAGTGGCTCACCAGTCCCGGCGCATGGAACGTCCTCACGAACGTCGCCACGACGGCCGGCGTGTCGATTACTGAGGAGAAGTCCCTGACGTATTCGCCGGTCTATGCGGCCGTGCGGGTGCTCACGGATATGGTCTCGAGCCTGCCGCTATTCGTCTATCGGCGGCTGGAACGCGGGAAAGAACGGGCGACGGAGCATCCGCTCTACTCGGTCCTGCACGAACAGGCGAACCCCGAGATGACGTCGCTCGTCTTTCGGGAAGTGCTACAGGGGCACCTTGCCACCTGGGGCAATGCCTATGCCGAGATCCAGCGCGGTGAGCGGGGACAGGTGGTAGCCCTCTGGCCGTTGCTGCCCGACCGTACGTGGCCGGAACGCCGCAACGGGCAGCGTCGGATTATGACGGTCGTCGGTGGACAACAGATCGCCCTACCGGCCGACCGCGTGCTGCATATCATGGGGTTCGGGTTCGATGGGCTCCAGGGATATAGCCCGATCCGGTTGGCCCGCGAAAGCCTCGGCTTGACGGCCGCCGCGGAGAGTTTCGGCGCTCAGTGGTTCGGGAACGGTGCCCGGGTCGCCGGGATGTTGAGTCACCCCGGCAAGCTCGGCCCGGACGGACGCAAACGGTTGCGCGAGGGATGGGAGGAATCGCATAAGGGACTCTCGAACGCGCACCGCGTGGCTGTGCTCGAGGAGGGCATGACGTGGACGCAGATCGGTATTCCACCCGACGACTCGCAGTTCCTCGAGACCCGCAAGTTCCAGGTCGATGAGGTGGCCCGGTGGTTCAAGGTGCCGCCGCACATGATCGCCAGTCTGGAGCGGGCGACGTTCTCGAACATCGAGCAACAGGGGATCGACTTCGTCGTCCATACCGCCCGGCCGTGGCTCGTGCGCTGGGAGCAGGCCATCCTGACGCAACTCTTCACTGACGAGGAACGCCGGGAATACTACGCCGAGTTCCTGATCGACGCCCTGATGCGCGGTGACAGTGCGGCCCGGGCGTCGTTCTATCAGTCGCTGTTCAATATCGGGACGCTCTCGCCCAACGACATTCTCGAGCTCGAGAACCGAAACCCGGTCGAGGGTGGCGATCAGCGGTTCGTGCCGCTGAATATGGTGCCGCTTGACGCTGCCGGCTTGATGCTCACGAGCGGGCCGGCGCCGCCCGAACCGGACGCCGACGAGGACACGGAACCGGAACCCGACGCGACCGAGCCGGCGCGGCATACCGTCATGTGGTCCTTGGCCTCTGCTCCATCACTGGAGCCGCGGGCACGTCCCCGAGAGCAACGGTCACTGTTGCGTCGGCGTCGGGAGCGTCAGGCCATTCAGCCGGTGATGGTCGATGCGGCCCGGCGCGTCCTGTCGCGGGAAACTACGCAGATCAAGCGCAAGTTGTCCGGGGTCCGCAAGCGGGCGATGCAGCCGGCCGATTTCCGTCAGTGGATGGATGAGTTCTATGCGACATTCGCGGCCGATGTGGCGCGGGAGTTCCTGCCGATCTTCCTGGCCTACGCCTCGATGCGGCTCGAGGGTATCGCCGCGGAGCTCGACCGGGACGTCGAGATGACGCCCGAATTGCGGGCCTTTATTGAGAAATACGCGCAGTCGATGTCGCAGCGATGGGCCGCCACCTCGGCGAAACAACTCCGCACGGTGGTCGATACGACGCCCGCGGAGGATCTGGACGCCGCGGTCGAGGACCAGTTGACCGATTGGGCGGCCACCAGGCCGGCCCAAGTCGCCCGGAACGAGGCAACCCAGGTCGGCGAGGCGTTCACGTATGCGGCCTATGGTGCGGCCGGTGTGACGCTGTTGCGCTGGCTCACCTCCGGGGAGAGCTGCCCGCTCTGCCAGGGACTCGACGGTAAGGTAGTCGGGCGCGAGGAGGCGTTCGTCCAGGAGGGCCAGACCGTGGCATCCGGCGCGGATGGGGTCGCGCCATTCGTCAGTGCGACGAAAGTCCTTAACCCGCCGTTGCACGATGGGTGCGACTGCATCATTGTCGCCGGTTAGGCCGGCAGGAGTGGATCGTATGACAGACCGTGAACGCCGCACGCTGCCGCTGGGCCTCCTGGCCCTTCGGGTGCAGAAAGAGGATGAAGGCCCCTCGAAACTCGTCGGCACCGCGGCCGTGTTCGGCAAGCGGTCGGGTGACCTCGGGAGTTTCGTGGAAGTCCTCGAGCCGGGCGCCTTTACCGAGGCCCTCAAGTCCTCGGACATCCGGGCGCTCTACAATCACAACCCCGACCACCTGCTCGGCCGCATGAAGGCCGGGACGCTCCGGGTCTGGGAAAGCGACGAGGGCCTCGAGTACGAGGTCGATCTGCCGGCTTCGCCGATGGCTCGGGCCGTGCTCGAATCGGTCGAACGGGGCGATATCACCGGTAACTCGTTCTCGTTCATCGTGGACAAGGACGAATGGCATACCGACGAGGACGGTACGACCGTCCGCACGGTACGGAGCGTGAAAGAGGTGTATGACGTCGGTCCCGTGACGTTCCCGGCCTACGAAGATACGGTCGTGTCGTCCCGCTCGGCGCAGCGGGCCAAGAGCCAGGCCGAAGAGCTCGAGGCCGCGGCCGAGGCGCAGGCCACGTTCCGGGATCAGGTCATCGTGCGGGTCGCTCAGACGCGACCTTGACGATGCGGTAGGGTTCGGGTAGTATACGGGTACATGCGGCGGGATACCGTCCAACGGGACCGGGTGCGAGACACGTCCGGGTAGACCGACCGCCGAGCTGCGCCGCCCTACGCGATGCGACCGCGGACGCTCTACGGAAACCAAAGGGATCAACTTTGGGCCGGGGCGTCCGCGTTTGCGTGTTCTGGCCCGCGAACCTACAGGAGTTTCACATGCCAGGATTGGCAAAGTCCCAGGAGTTGCGGCAGGAACGGGCGCGGCTCTGGGAACAGAACAAGGCGCTTTCCGACCGGATGGTCGAGGGCAAGTTCGCCTCCGAGGAGGACCGGACGCAGTTCGTCGAGCGGGACAAGGCGATCGTCCGGTTGACCGAGGACATCGACCTGATCGAGAAGCACGAGAAGATGGGCAAGGATCTCGAGACCGCCCAGGCCACCAAGGCGGGACAGCAGGACCGCGGCGGGGAGCCGGAGTCTCGGGAGACCGTCGCCGCAAAGCGCGATGCGGCCCTCAGTAAGTGGGTCCGCGAGGGGGTCAGTGCCTTGACCGCCGAAGAGCGCGGGATGCTCAAGTTCTCCCGTGAGGGCAGCCGGCAGTATCTGCAGGTCCGGCTCTCGGCCAACCCGATGGAGCTCCGAGCGGGCTACCAGGGCGCCGGCGCCGCGAATCTCGGCGCGGAGACCGTGTTCGACGAGCCCGGCCGGGCGATCGAGTCCTCGATGCTCGCCTACGGCGGGATGCGGGACGTTTCGACGATCGTGCGTACCGGCACGGGTGCCGATCTGCCGATCCCGACCGACAACGACACCGGCAACAAGGGTGTCCTGTTGGGTGAGGGAACGCAGGAAACCACCGTGACCGATATCCCGACCGCGGTCATCACGCTCAAAGCCTACAAGTTCTCGTCCGATATCGTCAAGGCATCGGTCGAGTTCGTGCAGGACACGAGCCTCAACGCCTTCGCCTGGATCGCCGCCAAGTTGGGCGAGCGACTGGCACGGGCGCATAACTACCAGTTCACGGTCGGCTCGAACTCCAGCGCCCCGCAGGGCGTCCTCTGGGGGTCCGGGCTCGGGTACACCGCCGCTTCGGCGACGGCCATCACCCGTACCGACCTGCTCACGCTCGCGCATTCCGTCGATCCGGCCTATCGGAGCGGAGCGCGGTTCATGTTCAACGATTCGACGCTTCTGGCCCTCAAGCTCCTGACGATCGGCACGTCCGATGATCGTCCGCTGTGGCAGCCGGGCATTGCGGTTGGGGCGCCGAACACGATTGACGGGTTCGCCTATACCGTCAACCAGGACTTTGAGGACATCGGCGCCGGGAATCACTCGGTCGTCTTTGGGGACTTCTCGAAGTACCTGATCCGGGACGTGATGGATATCGACATCCATCGGTTCGACGAGAAGTACATGGACTACGGCCTCTACGGATTCCTCGCCTTCACGCGGAACGACGGCAGGATTCTGGACGCCGGTACCAACCCGCTCAACTACATGCGGCACCCGGCGAGCTAACCGCCGATCACCCGGGGGGTGGGGGCAACCCCACCCCCTCACCGGGAGGTTGTATGTCTGTGATGCGGGTGCGAATCCTTCAGAGCATGGCCGGGCCGTCCGTGCTGCTTCGTAAGGGGCAGGAGGTCACGCTCGACCAGGCTACGGCCTTGCGCTATATCGCCGCCGGGTTGGCGGCCAGCGTCAACGGGGATACCGTGACGGTCGGTGGGATGGCCCGCTGGGAGATGCGGATCACCCCGGCGGATTACCTGCAGCGGTTCCCGACCGGGCCGAACGCCGCGCTTGCCCGCCAACTCATCGAGGAGCATGGCGATGGCTGAACTGCCCTTTACCCTGACGCTGAATACCGCGCCGGAGGTGGAGCCGGTGACGGTCCAGGAGGCCAAGGACCACATGAAAGTGCCGGGGACGGACGACGACGCCCTCGTCGGCACGGTCGTGCTCGCTGCCCGGCAATACGTCGAGTCGGTCACTGGCCGGTCGCTGATTAGCCAGACCTGGGATCTGTTCCTCGAGACCTTCCCCGACGAGATCCGGCTGCCGAAAGGTCCGGTCCAGTCGATTACGTCGATCACCTACGTGGACGAGAACGGATCAACCCAGACCCTCGGGGCCTCGACCTATACCCTGGACTCGACGACCGACCCACCGCGGATCGTCCTGGCCTACGGGGAATCGTGGCCCGACGTGCGGGCCCAGGCGCAAGCGATCTGCGTCACCTACGTGGCCGGGTACGGCGACGATCCGGCCGATGTGCCGGAGCCCGTTCGCCTGTCGGTGATGATGATGGCGGCCACGCTCTACGAGCACCGGGAAATGATTGCTTCCGGTGGCGGGATTAGTCGGATTCCGTTCTCGGTCGATCATCTCCTCATGCCCTACCGGGCTTGGCGATGACCGGCGCCGGCGCCCTGCGGTTCAAGGTGACGATCCAGGAGGCCACCGAGGTCCGTGATACGTTCGGGGAACCGATCCAGACCTGGGGCACCTATCGCACGGTGTGGGCCTCGATCGACCCCCTGACGGGCGGCGAGCGGTTCCACGCGCAACAGGTCGATCCCTCGGTAGACTACCGCATTCGGTTTCGGTACGTGCCAGGGGTGACGGCCAAGATGCGGATTCTCTACGGGAGCCGTGTGTTCGAGATCCAGTCGGTGATCGATGCAGGTGAACGGACCCGCTGGCTCGAGTGCCTCTGTCGGGAGCATCCGCAATGAGCGTCGAACTCTTCGGTAAACGCGACCTCGATCGGGCTATGCGTCGGGCGGGCGAAGCGGTGACGGGGTTCGCGCTCCGGGATACGATCGGCGAGGGCGCGGAGCTCTTGCGGCAAGCGTTCGAGGACGCGGCGCCGAATATCATCGACAACGCGCTCGCCAAGGGGATGAAAGCCGAGATTACCGGCAGTCGGCACCAGGACGTCGAGGCAACGGTCGGGCCGGTGAAGCGAGTCACGGGGTTGGCGTTTATCGCCGAGTACGGCGCACAGCCGCATCCGATTGCGGTACGCCGCAAGAGCGGGAAGTTGGCCCTTGCAAGTGAGGATACGGTTTTCGGGCGTGCCGTGCAGCATCCGGGGTCGCCACCCCAACCGTTCATGCGCCCGACCTGGGACACGCACAAAGAGCGGATCTATGCCGCGATGCGTTCCGGGTTCTGGCGGCGTATCACCGTGGGGGTCCGATGACCCTGATCGCTGAAGCCCTGGCCGCTCGATTGGCGGCGTTTTCCGGTCTCGCCGCCCTGGTCGGCACGCGCATCTATGCCCGCAAACTGCCCCAGGGACCGACCTATCCCGCCGTGACCTATTACCGGGTCAGTGGGATGCGCGAGGAAAGCCTCAGCGGCGCCTCGGGGCTTGCCCATCCACGGTATACCGTAACGGCATGGGCCACGACCTACGCCGGCGCCCAAGCCGTGGCCGAACAGGTCCGGCTCGCCCTGGAATGTTACCGCGACACCGCGCCGACCTACGGGGTGGTCGTACAGTCGATCGTGTTCCTCGGGGACGTTGATCTCCAGTGGGACGAGGAACTGCATCTTTACGCTGTCGCTGGGGATTACGAAGTGTGGCACGAGGAAACCAAACCCGCATGAGGAGTTGACACATGAGCACCAACGCACTGAGTGGGTACAACACCCTACTCAAGATCGGCGACGGCGGAGGCACCGAGGCCTTCGTCACGATCGCGGAAGTCGATAACATCCGCGGCCCGAACTTCAGTCTTGGGATCGAGGACTCGACCGCCATCACGGATCTCTGGGAGGCGATCGTGCCGACCGTGCTCTCGGCAGGCGAGGTGACGTTCGATATCAACTTCCTCCCGACCCATGTTACGCACCGCGGGGTCGGCACCTGGGGACTGCTGAACGACATGATCGACCGCACGCTGCGGAACTTCCAGCTCGTGTTTCCCGACAGCGGCTCCACGACCTGGGCGTTCTCGGCCTACATTACCGGGTTCACCCCGGGGGCGAGTCGCACGGGGAAGGTGACCGCGGCCGTGACGTTGCGGATCTCCGGCGCCCCGACCATCTCGTAAGGGGGGTTATGTCCCTGACACGCGAACAGATCCTCGGCGCACAGGATCTCGAGACCCGGGCGGTGGCGTGCCCTGAATGGGGCGGCGACGTGCTGGTACGAGCCTTGACCGGCACGCAACGGGATGCGCTCGAGGCGTCCGTGCTGCAGGACGGCAAGGTGCGGAACCTGGAGAACTTCCGGGCACGTCTGCTGGCGTCCGCGATCGTCAATGACCAGGGCGCCCGGCTCTTCAAGGAGTCGGACGTCCTGGCCCTTGGCGGCAAGAACGCCGCGGTCCTCGACCGGCTCTATGCGGTGGCCGCTCGGTTGAGCGGGATCAGCCAGGACGATCTCGAGGATCTCGTGGGAAACTCCGGCGGCGGCCCGAGCGGCGATTCTATTTCCGACTCGCCCTCGCCTTAGGGTGTACCGTTCGGGAGTTACTGGCCCGAATAGGGAGTCGAGAATTGACCGAATGGGCCGCCTATGATCGGCTCGAGCCGATCGGCGAAGGAAGGGGGGACGCACGGGCCGCCCTCATTGCCTCGACGTTTGCGAACGTGATGCGTGGGGAGGGGCAGCAACCGCAACCGTTACGGGACTTTCTCTTAGTGTACGATGAGGCCGACCGTGGTCAGTCCTGGGAAACACAACTCCAGCAGGCCAAGATGATTACGAAGGCCCTGAAAGGACGGGTCCGTGGCGACGATCGGTAATCTGTTCGTGCGCCTCCGGGCGGATACGGCCGAGTTCGACCGGGGCATGAAACAAGCCAGCAAGGTGACGGATGCCCTAGACCGTCAGATCCGCAACCTTGCGCTCGGCCTCGGCGCCTATTTCGGTATCCGCGGGCTGTCGAGTTTCGCCCGTGGTGCCGTCAGTGCGTGGGCGGAACAAGAAGAGGCAATGATTAGCCTCCAGGCCACGTTGAAAGCCACAGGGCGGGACGGGGCCGGCGCCTTCGACATGATCGCCGCCGCTGCGTCCCGGATGCAGGAACAGACGGTACATGGGGACGAGGCCATCCTGAAGGCCACGGCCTCGCTCGGGCAGTTAGCCACGGCCCTCGATGCGGGCGAGCTCGCCGCTGCCCAGCGGGCGATCATCGGTATTGCCGATACGTTCCTCAACGGCGACGTCAACAACGCCGCCCTCCTGCTCGGAAAGACGCTCGGGAGCACGACAAACGCCCTGACTCGGTATGGTATCCAGATCGACACGAACGCCAGCCAGCACGAGAAACTCCAGCAGGTGATGCGGCAATCGAACGTGTTTTTCGAGGTCTCGCAGCAACGGGCCACGAGCCTGACGGGACAACTTCAGGGGCTGGCGAACGCCTGGGGGGATACGAAAGAGGCAATCGGCAAGTTCCTGCTCGAGCGCACCGGGTTCGGGACGTTCATCTCCGGGGTCAAGCAGATGCTCCAGGACCTGAACGTCGTACTATCCGGTTCGAGTGCGCAGATCCAGCAGGCGTTCGAGTTGCTCGGCGTGGCGGCCGGTAACGCCTTCTCGGTCGCGTTCCTCGGTGCCATCAACAAACTCATCAGCGGCCCCTTGTCGTTCATCGCCTCGACGTTCGGCCTTGCCGGGGCGCTCGGGGATATCAAGATCGACGTCTTCGGTGGTCTGATCGAAGAGGCCAAAGGGAACATCGTCGGGGCCGTGCAGGAACTTCATCGGCTCGCCCAAGGGATTCGGGCTGGGATGCCGCAGGGTGCACCGGGTGGAGGTGGCGGCGGTCTCGGCCTCCCGCAGATCGGGTTCGTCCTGCCACAGTTCATCAGCAATATCCACGGTGCCAGCAAGGCGCTCAAGGGGTTTGAGGAAGGGGCGCGGATTAGTGCGGCCTCGATTGTCCAGGCGGCCGGGAGTGCCGTAATGGGGATCATCAACCTTGCCCGGTCTGGTGGCGGCATCGGCGGTTGGATTAGCGGGCTCCTCGGGTTTGCCGGTGGGATCGCCTCGGTGATCCCCGGCGGGCAGTTAGTGGGCGCCGGTCTCATGGCGGCTGGCGGGATCACGGGTGCCCTGTTCGGCGGCCGCGGCGGTGAGCCTGTCGCCGTCCGCATCGACGACTACAGCGAACGTGCCCTGGCGAAACAACGACGGCAGGGACCGGATCAGGTCATCGTCAACCTGTACGGTGCCGATGGTACCCTGATCCAGCGGCAGATTCAGGACCGCACGCGCCGGGATGCGGTTGAACGGCTCCCGTCCGGTATCCTGATCGGAGGTACCTGATGGCGCATCAGCCTATCCTCTGCGCGGAAAACTACTTGAACCCGCTGCAGTTCCCCGGGCATACGATCAGTGCCGAGGAGGAAGCCACCGGCTACGAGGTCTGGCACGTCGGCAACGGTCGCCGGTCCTCTCGGGACTACTGGACCCCCACGACCGCGAACTCGTTGACGTGGATTCGCGTGGTATTCGATACGCCGCGGGATATCAACTTTGTCGCCCTGGACCGTGGACACAACCTGGCCGGCTACGGGGTTCAGGTCTGGGCCACCGACGACGCGACCGATTTCTCCGGTACCTATTCGACGCCTGTCAATGCGACGATCCCGAGCACGTCGGCGAGCGCGGATATCGACGCGACGAACGGGGTGTTGACGGCCGAAGGCGTCTGGATGAAACGGTTTACGACCGTATCGGCCCAGGATGCGGTGCAGCTCTACATTCCCGCGATGGGGGCCGGATTGACGCCCCAGGTCGTGGGCCTCTGGCTCGGCACCTGTTTCGCGCCGACCCGCCCGTTCGATGTGCCCTACGACGACGATGGCGTCGAGGCGATTAGCATCACCGTCGAGAGCGATGCCGGGTGGCGCGGGTACGGACCTACGACACTGCGCCGTGGCGGGTCATTGAACCTGCGGCTCGTGAGTGCCGCGGAATACGAGACTGCCCGGTACCACCTAATCGACCATTTCGCGGCGGGTTCGCCGATGTGGATCGTCTTCGACGAGAGCGCCGCCCATCGGTCGGTTCTGGCCGGTGCGGCTGGTCGCATCGCGTTTCCCTACACGAAAGATTGGTGGCAATTGCGGCGCGTTAGTTTCGACTGGCGCGAGTGGGAACCGGCCCCGTGAGGTCAGGGCTCTCCCCGACACTGGCGCAACACCTCCGGCGCCCCGACTCGGACGTTCGGGTCATCCCCGAGGTGGCGGCCGTTACGGCCAGTGCGGTCAAACGGCTCCAGGCCGACCTCTATGCCGCCGACAGTTTCACGGGGTTCGAGGAGGATTTCGAGGGTGGGGTGCGGCTCGAGACCACCTCCACGACGCTCGTGCAATCCGTATCGGCCGATTCCAATGTTACGGATCTCGACGGGCGGCCCGGTCTCCAGGGGGCTGCGCCCTTCTATGTGGCAAAGGTCCGCTGGGGTGGGACACAATCCCGGGCGGTCGAGTTCACGAACTTTCAGGCGCAGTTACACCCCAATCCGAACGGGACCGGGGTCGAGGTGGTCTACTGGCTCGTCCAGCCGTATGCCGTCTACGAGGTCGGCCCGGACGCCACCTGGCTCGAGCTCGTGCCGCTCGCCTCGCCGGTTGCCGTCGAGGAGGTGGGTACCGTCGAACATGCGGTGACGTTCACGTTCCCTACGGCGGTACAGCCGAAACAGTATGGTATCCCGATCAACGGGATTCCGACCGGATTCACGGAACCGACGACCTACGTATTCCTCTGGGCCATCGACGCCGATGGGGCCTCGGTCGGTAACGTCGCCTGGCGCAAGGATTCGACCACCGCCTCGCAGACCAGCAGCGGGAACATTCTCTCCGGTATCCAACTGGAGATGAACCCGGATGGGACGTTTGTCGAGGGTGCGAGTTTCGGCGGCTGCCCGCGCTGCCGTATCCAGAACGGGGGATACACGACCGCGACCCTGACGTTCACCACGAACCCGGCCGATCTCGGGGCGGCCCCCAGCGGGACCGTGCGGTTCGTGGGGCGGTCCCGTATCCCGTATGGCTGCAGCGTGACGTGGGCCGCCGACGATGGCGTGGCCGGCTGGACCACCCTCGTCGATGGGCAGGACGTGACGGAGGTCGGCTTGGCGGCGCAGCAATCCTACGATGTGCGGGTAACCCTGACCACCAACACCAACCTCGACGCTACGCCTACCGTGACGGCGATCGGTGTCGAAGAGGTGGCCCTGACACGCCTGGACCCGATGGCGAACACCACGGGGGTGCCGACCTGGGGGATCGACCCGTGGACCCTGAAAGGTGAGATTACGTCGGCCACGCTCCAGGTATTGCACGACGGGATCAAGGACTACCGGGATGCCATTACGACCCTTCTATCCGAGAACGACACTGGCGACATGGACGTGCGGATCTGGCTCGGGTCGGACACGATCGACCGGGGCGACTGGTTCCTGGTCGATCAGTTCCTGGTAGACGATACGCAGGGGCTCGGCGCGGCTGGACAGGTCGAACTCCTCTCGCCCTTACAACTGCTGCGGAACGTGCTGCCGGTCTATAGCATTGCCCAGGCATCACGGGTGCCCTACGAGATTGCGGCGGCGACCATCACGGCCGCCTATGCCGATATCGTGGACAATCAAGTCGCTCTGCCCGACCGCTATCGCGGGGATGGCCCAGTCGATACGGAGCAGGTTACGAAAACGGTGGTCGATTCGGATGCCAAGGACGAGCTTGACGCCCTGGCGTTCCTGGCCGGCGGCGGTCTCACGAGCAGCCAGGGCACGGTCAAGTATGTGGACTTCATGGGTGATAAACCCGTGCGGGCCGTGTTCCCAATGGCCGAAACACGCCAGATCGCGGTCAGTCCCGGATTCGGCAAGCGCACGCCGGAATACTTCATTCCCTACGCCTGGGACCAGGACGAGGAACGCTATCTCTCGGAACAGCGATACATCAACCAGACGGCTTTCGATGCGCTCGGGCTCGGGCGGATCTGGGGCGTACAAACACTCGACGATACGGTCGCGCAGTACATCCCCTCGAGCACCCTGGCCGACCGGATTGGCGCACGGGCGATCGAGTTCTTTTCGACCGGGCAGATCACCATCGAGTTCGAGAGCGTTTATGCGTATCCCGAGCTCGAGCCAGGCGATGCGGTGGCCGTGCAGACCGATCGGCTCATCGTCAAGGTGCCCGGGAGTGGGCAGGCCATCAAGGGCCGCGTCTGGGCGCTCGGGATCGTGGCCGCCGTTCGCGGCTGGTGGGGCCGGCACTTCACCGTGTGGGTCCGGTCGTTTGCCGATATCCTCGCCACCGGGACCGCGGTCGATGTCACCGGGTTCCTAGCCAGATACCGTTGCAAAGTCTATGATTCCGGGGCGAGCCAGTCGGTCAATCAGGCATCATCTCCCGTTAACATGACGTGGAACTCCGAGGAGTATGACCCAGGGTCAATGCACGACACCGGTACGAACCCTTCTCGGATCACAATTGCCGCCACTGGTACCTACCTGCTGCAATTCAAGGCAAGCGCCTATACCTCAAACGGTGGGCTCGAGGGGGTGTACTTTCGCAAGAACAACAGCTCAACGCTTGCGTTCATCTATGGCAATACCGGGACAACCGGAGACTTCTCACTCGATACCACGGTAGAACTAGATGCCGGGGATTACGTGGAGGTGCAACTGCAAAGCTATTCAGGGTTGGGCGGGACACTCACTATCACTACCGGGTCGGCTGCGGCATGTTCGTTCGCGGTAACACGCCTACGGTGATGCGGCGGCAACGATCAACGATGCCGTCGCCCTGTCGTACAACGGTGCAAACGACGCGGTACTCTATCGCGACGGAAGGCTCGTCGATCGGTTCCGGGGCCGTTGGCAGATCGCACCCGGTGAGGAAGGCCAAGCAGATAGCGGCGCATAACGCTCGTTGACGCATGTGGGGATGATAGGGGTAGGACCAGAAACGCGCAAGCAAAGAAAACCCGAAAGGACGGTACCGTGGCAAACGGGAATGGGAACGGTCACTTGTGGCGATGGTTCGATGTCGGCTTGCGGGTCGTGACCGCCTTCATCGTCCCGTTGCTGATTTGGTACCTCAACGCGATCAGTCACCTTACGACCTCGGTGGAGGCGAACACCAACCGCCTGTCGGTGATCGAAGCGAATCGGTTCACGTCATCGGACGCGCTCGACGTGTGGCGGGCCATCGAACAACGCCCGACCCGCGAAGAGCTCAATACCCAGCTCACCGAGATTCTACGCCGCCTGGACGCGCTACGGTAATGCGGAGGACGCCATGATCGCCTTTCTCGCCAAACTGCCGAGCACGAACGCCCGGATCGCCATGACCCTGGTCCTGGCGTTCGGCACGGGGGTCAAGTATTGGGTTTCGACCACCTGGGAGCCGTCGTGGGAATGGCTCTCGTTCCTGGTCCTCTGGGCCGGGTTGGACGTCGCGCAGTTCGCCACCAAACGTACCACCTATCGGAGTCCATAATGTCTAAGTGGTTTCCGGGACTCGATTGGTTCGTCGTCCCGAGCGGCACGAACCTCCAGGGTTTCCAGGGGGTGTTCCTCTGGCTTTGGGATGCCCCCTTGCCGTCCCATCTCATCGGGGGTACCCTCTGGACGGCGTTCGCTGTGCTGGTGGTCCCTGGCGGCTGGTGGCGTATGGCCTTGGTCGTCGTTGCACTCCTCGCCGTTCAACAGGGGGCGAAATGGGATTCCGTGCGTGGGTACGGCTGGCGCGAGATTGGGTGGCGATTAGCCATTGGCGTCCTGCCCCTGATCCTCTACCTGGCCCTGCTCCGGTGAAACGCCGGGCAACCCGGTATCTCGTCGTCCACTGTTCGGCCACCCCGCCGACGATGGACATCGGGGCCGACCGCATCCGCGAGTGGCATATCAACCAACGCGGCTGGCGGGACATCGGCTATCACTTCGTCCTCCGGCGCGACGGTACGATCGAGAAGGGGCGACCCGTGGGTGAGGTCGGCGCCCACGTCGCCGGCCATAACACGGAGTCGCTCGGGATCTGCCTCGTCGGTGGCGTGACCGCCCACGGGGAGCCCGAGGCGAACTACACCGATACGCAACTCGAGGCGCTGGACACGCTCCTCCGGTCCCTGCTGCGGGACTATCCCGAGGCGCGGGTGCTAGGCCACCGAGACTTCGAGGGGGTGACGAAGGCGTGTCCCTGTTTCGACGTTCGCGCCTGGTGGCAGGGCCGTAACCATATCGGGCCGTGCCAGAGCCGCTGAACCGGCTGCCGCGGAACGTCGCATCCCGGCGCGAGTTCGAGCGGTACGTGCGCTACTGGTGTAACGAGATCGGGTTCCCGCATCCCTGGACGGCGAGTTGCGTGTTCCATAACGCCGCGAAAGGCGACCACACGCACGAAACCGACCCGCTCGTCTACTGTTGCGTCCAATCC